ACCCAAGATTAATCCAAGGTGTTGCACAAACGACACACTACCCTCGTCCTCATCACGAATTGTTACAGTTTACGATTAGGGATTGACATTGGCTTGGGACCCCTATATTATACGCAGGTGATTCGGGGTGGTTGGGTATACGCATATGAATCCAAACAAGAAAAAACATTTGAGTGACATGCTAAAAAACTATTGTAATCTTGACAGGGCTTCCCTATATCTAAGGTAGTCAAAAACAAAGGAGACAATCAAATGCGTAAATCAAAAGGTATCTGCGGAGTAGGAAAGAAGTTACCTGAGACAAACATTACAGGGTGCAAGGCATACACCACTTGGGTCAATATGATCAACAGGTGCTACAGCGGGAGGGAAGCGTTTAAGTCCTACGTTAAAACAGAGGTTTGTGAGGAGTGGAAACAGTTTGAGGTATTTCGAGGCTGGTTTTATGCTCAAGACTGGGAGGGGAAAGACCTTGACAAAGACATTATTGGAGATGGGCTTTTGTATTCCCCACAGACATGTGCGATGGTTCCAAGATACTTGAACAACTTCCTTACAAAAACTTCAGGTAAGCCTTACGGGAGTAGGGTAAAAAGGAACGGGGTGTGGGTTTACATAACACTTGTGAGAAACCCTTTGACTGGCGAGAGGGAAAGGCTTGGGGTTTTTCACACAAAAGAAGAAGCGTATCAGATGTGGAAGATAAGGAAGTGCGCCATAGCACAAGAGGTGGCAGTATCAGTTAAAGACGAGAGAGTTGCTGAGGCAATAAGGAAAAAGTTTAGCGGTGTATAACGCAATCTTACCCACAACGTATCAAGCAGGAGCAACAACAACAGAGATCACGGAAGTTAAGTCATAATAGGTCAAACTGTAACATTCTGTAACAAAAAGTGATCAACTTTCTTTCCTGTAATAACAACAAGTTAGTAGATAATACGAAAATACTTTCAGAATCTCTGCATAAAATCCTGAAAAAAGTACTTATATACTAGTAAGGGGTAGGGGTTGTAACTTAAGTTTCCAACTACTAGCTTCTAAACAATACTAGTTATAAACTGTTATAGTGTTATAACGTAAGTATCAAACTTAAGAGTATCTGGTCAACCAAGACGTACATCTTCACCTTGTCACATAGGTATGGGTTCTTGCCGATGACCAGAAATTAAGTTTGCTATGAACACGAAGTGTGACGCCCTAAAGGGCTATCTGTTCTACCCACTATAGTGATTGTTGTTGCTGATAGGAGTGGAACCTGCGCTACCCACTTAAGTTACTTTGTTGTTGTAGCACGAAGTGCGGTAAAACCCAGTATCAAGGACTACGGAATCTCATGCCAGAAGCTCTCCCATATAGTAAGTTGGTCGAGAAGCACATCTTGGAGTGTATCCAAGGTGGTGTTGGTATCCGTCAGATGATAGCTTCTATGCAGCACTTGCAGGATGCACCTAGATCACTATCGACTATGTACAAAATCTACGGCAACTACATGGAAGCTGAGAGGGCCAAGATTAATGGTTCTGTTGGTAAGAAGGTAATTGACCAAGCACTAGCTGGGGACTTCAAGTCTCAAGAGTTGTTTCTTCGTAGTAAGGGTGGTTGGTCCCCTACGCATACTGTCAATGAGGTTGACCAAGAGGTTGACCCTGACATGGACGAGAGTGCTATTGACACTCTGCTTGGTTTGCTAGGAATTAACAATGACAGCTCAGAAGAGAACCATAACGAGTGAGGTCTTAAGGACACTACCTCCCGCTAAGGTTAAAGAGGTGTTGTCTGCACTAGGCCCACAGAAGACTGAAGAGCTTAAGCATGACTGGAACTTCTGGGCCAGAGACAACCAGCTAGAGCCTGAGGGTAAAGACTGGAACACTTGGTTCATCAATGCTGGTCGTGGGTTCGGTAAGACCCGTTCTGGTGTTGAGTGGGTGAGAGAGAACGTCAAGCGTGGTGTTAAGCGTATCGCTGCTGTAGCCTCTACTAACTCTGACATTGAACGTGTTATGGTTAAGGGTGAGTCTGGTTTCCTCTCTGTCTGCTGGAAGGGTGATAAGACTTACGCTGGTAAGCCTATGGGGTTCCCTGAGTGGTCTCCTACTAAGCGGACACTCACATGGGAGAATGGGGCGCAAGTCCAGTTCTTCTCTGCTGAGGAACCTGAGCGTCTTCGTGGACCCCAGTTCGAGTTAGCTTGGTGTGATGAGACTGCTGCTTGGAATAAGGACATGGACACTTGGCAGATGCTACAGTTCTGTATGCGTCTAGGTAAGCATCCCCGTATCATGGTCACTACGACCCCCAAGCCTACTAAGCTGATCCGACAGATACTCAAGGACCCTAAGACTGTCGTTACGACAGGTAGTACCTTTGATAACTCCTCTAACCTAGCTGACACTTACCTGACTGCTGTTAAAGAACAGTATGAGGGTACTAGACTGGGTAGACAAGAACTATACGCTGAAGTCCTAGAAGAAGCGCAAGGCGCACTCTGGACGACTGACCTGCTGGATAATGCATCAGTTAAGCATGAAGACCTCCCCGACTTTACCAGAATTGTTGTTGCAATAGACCCCGCCATCACCTCTAACGCTGAGAGTGACATGACGGGTATTGTTGTTGCTGCCATTGACGTGAATGGTATTGCCTACGTCTTAGGTGATTACACTGATCGTCTGACGCCTCAGGGCTGGGCCTCTAAAGCTATTTCCCTCTACCACCAGTATGGTGCAGATAGGATCGTAGCTGAGAGAAACCAAGGTGGGGAGATGGTGAGACGTACATTAGAGGTAGAAGATGAAACAGTTCCTATCAGACTTGTACATGCCTCTAGGGGTAAGTATGCCCGCGCTGAACCTGTATCTGCCTTATATGAGCGTAATCTTGTCAAGCATGTTGTGAACCCACCTGACGGTGCTTCGCTTAATGAGCTTGAGACACAAATGAGAACATGGGAGCCTTTAGGGTCAATAGGCTCTCCTGACCGACTGGACGCCCTTGTGTGGGCCATAACAGACCTATCCCTCAACGGCTACAGCAAGCCTAAACTTGCCCTTGTCTACAGTAGTTCCAAGGGTCTCCTCAATAGATAACATGGAAACCTTTAGTCATGGTCAAGAATCTCTCTGAAGCAGATGCCAAGTCTGTTCTAGGTGTTGCGGGTCAGAATACTCGTAACGGACAAATTAGAGCAGACGAGTTCCTCCCAGAACTTCGTGGTAAGAAAGCTGTACGGAAATACAGAGAGATGCGGGACAACGATAGTACCATTGGTGCTGTCATGTATTCTGTTGAGCAAATCCTTCGGGATGTTGACTTGCATGTTAAGCCTGCTGACGAGAGTGATGCAGCTAAACGTGAGGCCAAGTTCGTAGAAGAAGTCCTACACGACATGGACCACACACTTGATGACCACGTTGCTGAGGCCCTGTCCTTTCTGTCGTATGGGTTTGCTTGGTTCGAGGTGGTGTACAAGCGTAGGGTAGGCCCCACAGCCCGTAGTGACAAGAGACACTCTAAGTACACTGATGGTCGTATCGGTGTCCGTAAGATCGCCGTCCGTGCGCCTTGGACTATCAGCAAGTTTGATGTTGACCAGCGTAGCGGTGATGTACTTGGTATTGAACAAGATGTAGGTGGCTTCAACAATGAAAACCGTATCCCAGTCAACAAGTCGCTGTACTACCGCACCACAAGTCTCAATGGTGACCCCTCTGGTCGTTCTATCCTTCGCAATGCTTATACTTCTTATGAGTATCTGAATAACCTTCAGTCCATTGAAGCTATCGCTGTAGAACGTGAGCTTGCTGGTATCCCAGTTGCTCGTATTCCCTCTGAGTACCTGTCTGGTGATGCTTCTGCTGCACAGGCTGGGTTCGTAGGTAACTTGCAACAAATCCTTCGGGATGTCAAGTTCAACGAACAAGGCTACATCATCCTTCCATCTGACACTTATCCAGATAAAGATGGTGCGCCAAGCAACATTCGTCTTGTTGACGTAGAGTTGATGTCGTCCAGTGGTACTCGTAACATTGATATTGATCCTATCGTCAAGCGTTACCAGCATGACATAGCCCGTTCAGTTCTTTCTGAGTTTCTTCTTCTTGGTTCTCAGGGTGGTTCCTACGCCTTGTCCAAGTCGAAGACAGACCTGTTCCTCCGTGCGCTTGAGTCTTACATTCAAGCTATCGTTGATGTTCTCAACAAACAGTTGGTCGAACGTCTTTGGCAGTTGAACGGTCTGAACTATGACCTAATGCCCCAGATCGTAGCTGGTGATGTTGCCCCACATGACTTGCGTGAGTTGTCCTCCTTCTTGCGTAACCTTAACGGTGCAAACATTGATGTCAGCGGCCACCCAGAGTTGGTGTCTGACCTTATGGCTATCGCTGAGTTGGACT